GCGATACAGCTCCCTGTCGCTTCCGATGCGTAGAGCTTCCATGCGGGTGGAGACGTTCCTAGCGAACGCCTGCATAGCGATTTCTGCGGGTGATAAGGCTTTGTGTGGCATAGGGAAACATTGTTCCACGCCCACGTGGTAATAGATTGCTTGCATCCGTGGTAACGCTTTACTACACTCGGCGCTATATGGACCTGCTTTCCAGAACATACGCACTCATAGCGAAGAGCAAGTTGACGTACCGCGAGATCGCCGACGGCGCTGGCGTCGATGTGAACTGGTTCGCCAAGTTCAAGCAACGAAAGATCCGTTCGCCCGGCGTAGAGAAGGTCCAAGCGGTCCACGACTTCCTCATCCGCCGTGGTGCTGGTTCTCGTAAGCATGCTGCTTGATCCCCCGAATTGTCGTGGGATCCATTCTGCAACTTTTGGCGACTGACGCAACTAGCAGACACGTAACTTGACGCACCCCGCACCGGAACGACTAGTGATTGAGCACTCAACATATTCAGGCTCCGTCGCATCCCTCACGATGCACGCCGCAGTTTTGCGGCGACTCCGCGCGGGGCTGAATTGGCTGAACGCGCAAACGGTCCCAAGTCTCGTTTCGTTGTTCAGGTTTCATCGTGGGGGCATTACGCCGCACGCGCCTTATACGTTCCTAGGAAAAATTCATAAGACCGTATAACCATGAATCAAAAGGCACTTTTCCACGAAACGATTTTTGATGCGCTCGGCGCGGACATTCTCGCGGCCGGTGGATACAAGGCCGTCGCCGGAAAGTTGTGGCCCGCAGAAAACCCAACATCCGCCGCGAACAAGCTGCGCAACGCCGTCAATCCAGGGCAAGCGCAAAAGCTCTGTCCCGAAGAAGTTCTCCAGATCAAGCGCCTCGCACAAGAGGCCGGCTCATCTGCAACCGTCCAGTTCGAAGCTCAGCAGCTCGGCTACGTCTGCACATGGGTCGATCCCGAGGACGAGCTAGAGCGCATCGAGCGCGAGAACAACGAGCTGTTGAAGGCCCTGGCCAAGCGGATGGAGCGCGCCGAGCTGCTGCGCTCGAAGCTACGGAATGGGGGGTCGTAAGTGAGCAACGTCATCGACTATTTCGAGAAGCTGCGCACCTCTGACGAGGCGAGTGAGTTCTGGATCCGGTACGAAGTGGAGCAGGCAAACGGGAATGTGCAAGCGGCCCGTCTCGCCGTTTGGCAGAGCCTTCTAGAGGCGAAGCGAGTCAAGGTGTATTTCTTCAATGAGGCTTCGTACGCACATGGTTAATGCGAGGCTCCTGATGATGCCATGGTTCCCGGAAAGTTTCATCGCCGCCACTCGCGGATGGAGCTTCACCGAGAGAGCGATCTACCGGGAATTACTGGATGCGCAGTGGATTCAAGGGAGCCTCCCGAATGACGAAAAGGAACTGATCCGCTTAGTCGGATGCAGCCGAAAGGAGTGGGCGGCATCGTGGCCAAGGGTTCGCCAGAAGTTCGATCTAGTAGACGGCGAGTTGAAGAATGCCCGCCTTGAGGAGCACCGCGCCAAGGCGATCTCTCTCCGCGATAAGCGCCGCTTCGGCGCCCAGAAGACCAACGCAAAGCGATACGGGATCGACTCGGACAGCGCTCGCTCAGCGACTCGCTCAGCGACTCGGACAGCGCTCGCTCAGCGAGACGCTCAGCGATCGCATGATACTGATACTGAGATTTCCGTACTACGTACGGACGGCAAGCCGTCTTCGATTGAGTCAGATCCTCGCAAAGAGATCTTCGATCTCGGCGTGAGGATTCTCGGCGAGAAGCATCGGTCCCTCGTCGGCAAAGCCGTCGCTCAACTCGGCGAAGCGAGGGTCGGGGAAATCCTCGGCGGAATGGCAGCAAAGCCCCCCGTTGATCCAGTGGCCTACTTTGCGGCAGCGACAAAACCAAAAGAACGAGGGGTGGTTGTATGACCAAGAGCTGGGCGGATTTCCGCATCGAGCTACCGGCGCATGCTACCGGTGAGGTCGATGTGACCTGTCCGCAGTGCTCGCCGACGCGGAAGAAAAAGCACGCGCGCTGTCTGTCGGTGAATGTCGAGAAGGGCACATGGCTGTGCCACCACTGCGGATGGGCCGGCGGTCTTGCCGAAGGCGAACGCCGCGTGGATGTCGCCTGGCGAAAGCCGCAATACCGCAGGCCCGAACCGCTGCCGGTGAAGCTCGATCCGGTGGTCGAGTGGTTTGCCGAGCGTGGCATCCCGAAGGCGGTGCTCGAGCGCAATCGCGTGACGGCGGCGAAGGTTTACATGCCGCAGGTCGAGGATCACGTTGGCGCGGCAGCCTTCCCGTACTACCGCGGCGATGAGCTCGTGAACGTGAAGTACCGAGACCGCGCGAAGAACTTCCGNATGGAGGCAGGCGCCGAGCGGATCCTCTACGGGCTCAACGACATCGAGACCGAGCGCTGCGTCATCGTCGAAGGCGAAATCGACAAGCTCAGCGTCGAGGTGGCGGGCATCAGGAGTTGCGTGTCCGTTCCGGACGGCGCGCCGCCGCCCGCGGCAAAGGACTATGCGAGCAAATTCGCGTTCCTCGAGGCGGACAGCGAGCGCATCGAGTCCGTGCGGGAGTGGATTCTCGCCGTCGATGACGACGAGCCCGGAAAGCGACTCGAGGATGAATTGGCGCGCCGCCTCGGTCGCGAGAAGTGCCGTCGTGTGAGATGGCCAGACGGTTGCAAGGACGCAAACGACGTGCTCGTCAGGCACGGCCCGCAGAGCTTGCGCGAGTGCATCGAGCGCGCGGAGCCCTACCCGATCGCCGGTGTCTTCACGTCGANGATTTCGCCGAGCGGCTCATGCGCCTGTANCACCACGGCTGGGAGAAGGGCGTTTCGACGGGCTGGGATGAGCTCGATCGGTTCTACACCGTGCGTCCGGGCGAGTTCACGGTCGTGACCGGCATTCCAAACAGTGGCAAAAGCAACTGGCTGGATGCGTTGCTCGTGAATCTCGCAACGCTGCACGGCTGGAACTTTGCGCTCTTCAGCCCAGAGAATCAGCCGCTCGAGGACCACATGGCTCGGCTCTGCGAGAAGTGGGCCGGCTTTCCGTTCGAGGAAGGCCCTTCCACACGCATGGACGAGGAAAGCCTTCGTCAGGCCATGCAATGGCTCAAGGAGCACTTCGTGTGGATCCTGCCGGATGACGATACGGACTGGACGATCGATACGGTTCTCGATCGGGCAAAGGCGCTTGTCTTCCGTCGCGGCATCCGCGGACTCGTGATCGATCCGTGGAACGAACTCGANCACGATCCGCCGCCCGGCATGACGGAGACCACGTACATCAGTCGCGTCCTCAAGCGTGTACGACAATGGGCCCGCCGTCACGGCGTGCATGTGTGGATCGTCGCGCATCCGCAGAAGCTCTATCGCGATCGCGAGAGCGGCGAGTATCCGGTGCCGACGCTGTACGACGTGAGCGGATCGGCCCATTGGCGCAACAAGGCAGACAACGGTATCTGTGTGTGGCGGCACTTCGGCGATCCGAATGCGCCTGTCGAAATCCACGTGCAGAAGGTCCGTTTCCGGCAGATCGGTCGCATCGGTCTTGCGCGGCTGCGCTATCACCCGGCGACGGGCACCTACAGCGAACTCGGCTTCATGCATCCGCTGAANGACATGCCGAGCNTGGCGGAGCGCAGGAGAAAAGCNCAATGACCGCGCAGCACGCCAGTCAGTTCGATCTGCTGACTCTGGAACTCTGGCTCGCGCAGCGTCTGCGCCAGCACGGCGCGGCGGTGTTCGAGGGCGTCACCGACCGTGACACGCGCCGCGAGCGGGCGCGCGCCGCCATCCTCGCGCACGGCCTCGAGACCGTCGTCGTAGGCCGCCGCGAGGGCAAGCCGTGCACGTATGCCGAGGCCTTCGTGCGCGTTTACGGCGAGCCGCTGATCAAGTCCACAACCAGGAACGTTCAACGGGAAACATCAGAACCTCAGTCGGGAGGCTAAACAGAGGCTTTGTGCGTATCGAAGAACGCTCCGTCTGGCCCACGTCACGGGCTTCGTGCAATCAACGGAGCAAGCGATGAACGACGAGCAAATCGAGCAGGAGATCCAGGCTAAAGGCTGCGCGGCGCCGCGCGTCACGATCGATCAGATCGAGGATGAGATCGTCGATGAGTATTACTTCACCGCCGAAGAAGGCGTAGAGGGATCGTATGGAGCGGCCGGAAAGGCTCGCTGTCCAGCGTTCGAGCTCAAATTGCTGACGTTCTGCGTGCTGGTCCTACGTAACGGCTA